GATGCGTTGCTGCTGCTTCGGTCGCCCTCCGGGCTCCCTTCGCACCAGCAACGCTGGAAGGACCAGTTCAATGGTTACCTGTCAACAAAAGTGCGAAACTTTCTGGACAGTACCCACCGCAACAGATGGTTCCACGAAGCATCCCGGGGGGATCTGGATCAAGCCCGACATTTTGGCCCGGCTCCGGCAGCGTTTGTGGACCACGTCAGTAGCGGCTCGACCCTTCACGGAATTACAGCTTGCCTTTGCCCTCCCTCCGGCAGGCCGGCAGCATCCCGCCACATTGCCTCGACTTCCTTGGCCTGTTGGAGATTCTTCCTCAATCGCGCCTTTAGTGGGCCTATTCTCGCAGGATCATCGCCCTCGAGGTCCGAAAGGATGCTTTCAAGTAAACTACCTTCAGCGGCAGCGACGATGATGGCCTGTTCGAAGCCTCGCGACCTCACGTGGTCTTTATAGATCAAGAAGCCGACAATCAGGGCCACATTCAACAGTAATGAACTCGCCGTAACTACTTTCATCGCTTTGCTCATCGGTCATTTCCTTACCGGCCAGCTTGGTTGTTGCTGTACTTCCTTGCGATCCCTATTACGCTTGCGCAGAATAGTACAGACCACGCCATTCCTGAATACATACACTCCCTCGTATTCCCAGGCAAGTGCCATCAACTTGGCCATGTTGGTCTCACCTCAGCACCATCTAACTTCAGCCGATATACGAGCCACTCCCAACTATCCACGTTTGCCCGAGAGCATGCATTAGAGGGGCAGCCTTGCCATCTTGGATCTCGGCTTCCCGCTGATGTCAAAAGCACTCAGTGCCTCGTGTACCTGACGGGTCTTCAGAATATCCTCGAAGAAACTATGTCCGCCATCGCTGAGCACAACAACATCGAGCACAGTCAATGCGCTGCTATCGGCCATACTTACTGGAGCATAGAAATGGTACGATAGGTCATCCTGTGCAATCCCAGGGACTTCCTTCACAAAGCAACTCTTAGCCAAATCATATATCTTGATTACTGGCAACCCATCCAGGATCGCATAGAGAAATACATATTTCGCAGTGGGGCATAGGCTTGCTGATGCGAAGGCATCCATATCATTCAACGGTATTCTGCGATCATCAACAATACGATTCGGCTTGGCGCGGCAGACATTGACTTCAATGCCCTGTGTGCTACGAGTTTGCTTTGTGAAGTGCAGCTCGTCTTGTCGGGTCGTAATACTACCGATTCGGTTGCACTGCTGGGGGCCGATCAGCGTGCGGATTGCCCCCGATGTGCAGTCAATCACCACAATCGAATTGTCGTTGCCACACATACACACGGCGTTATCGCCATACCATGTCAGGCCACCATCCACGCGCACGTCTGTAAGTAACTGTCGTCCGCTGCCGCTCTCTTCCCCAATCCTAACAAGCTCTCGAACAGCTCTCGTGTCTACGTTGACTAGGTAAACCGATACTGTGGCCAATCTGGAAGCGCTATTCTTGTCGAGTGAGGTGGCGGCAAACGCAATGTGCTTCTCGTCAGGGGACCACGCTATGGAATGAATATCTGAGCCGCCACTCGTCGCGGACCATATAGCTGCAAACTCGGTGGCACTGTCATCCGAATTTGCATAGAGACCGACATCTCCCAGCGTCCCAGCCGCCACGGCGGAGAGTGTCCTGGGGCTGGAAAACGCGGCAGAAGTGGTTAGCGCCGTGTTGGGCTGGGGGAGCAATTGTGTGCCTAACGGCTTAGGGAGCGAAACGGGAGGAGTCACATCGCCCAGCGATAACTGCGACAAAGCCATAGCAGTGCCAGCAAAAGCCGCATTCTGAATGAATCTTCTTCTTGATATGCTTTCAGGCATTCTTCACCATACCTTTCCTATATTGTGATATATCCAAGCTAGCCTCCGCCTGAACAGCCATTGGCGACAGGACACGAAATGTCGAAGAGGCCACAGTCAGTATCACTTACGGAGCAAGTATTCGCCGTACACCAATCATCCTCTGTACAGGTATTCGTTCCGCAAGTATTATAGGAACATGAGTTTGTGCTACATCCGTCCGCATTTGCGCATATGTCAAAATTGCAGACATTCGTGTCACATGTATTGCCGCCAGTGCAAGAATTGCCGCTGATAGTACAATGGACCTCATTGTATCCAGTGCAGGTATGTCCATTTTGACAGGTGTTGAAATTGCAGACATTGCTGGTCTCACATACGTTGTTCTGAGTACAACTGTTCTCGTCACAATTGTCGCAGCCTGCATCACAACTCTCGCAGCCACAGGCTGCCGCTTCCCCGTTCAACGCAGCCACCACCCCTGCAGCACCAGCAACTGTCATGGACATTCGCTTCAGGAATCGCCTTCTGCTAATGCCCAATGATCTGAAGATCTCTGGAAGCTCATACGCTCTTCGACGCGGTGTTGTGTCCATCTGCATTATCCTCGTGATTTGCGGTACTGTCGTTATCCCGCTTACTCGCTAGACTAGGCTTCTGGTTGTGATAATACGCTTTCATGAACACGGGATTCTCCTCTGCTAGCAACGTATCATGGAACTCCTTAACCACATCCGCAGTCACTCTCATTACGTCACACGCTGTCGGATGCCGCCGCCAGATATTCCCCGTGTCTTCAAGGTTTTCGGCAGGGCAACCCCCTGAACAGAGATAGTGTGCAGGACATGCCCCACAATAGTGCATTTCTTCCCCCTTCTGGCCCAGATCGTCAATGAAGCCTTTGCTCTCATAGTTGAAATCCCCGTCATATATTGATCCTAGCCTCCATTCGTATTGGTCTTCCCTGCACCACCGATGGCATGGCCAAATATCGCCGTTGACATCTATCAATACCATCCCTCGGCCCGCTCCACAAGAGGCGGATACTGAGGGTCGCGAGCCAGTACTGGCCAATTGTCTGCATCCCTCATCGAAGAATTTCAGTTTGACAAACTGCCCATCTCGGAATATACGGATGACCCGGAGCATGATAGCTCTAAACTGTTCAGCAAACTCCGTTACCGACTTCTCATCCCATAGCGCAAACGCCCCTGGAACAAGCGCGATATCCCTGTATCCAAGGGCTAGAAGGTACTCGAAACTCTCTGCTAGGTTCTCGACAGTATCGGGCAACACAGTGGATCTGGCGGTCGTGTTCGGCCGAACAGAGAGAATCCTGGGCAGGTTCCCGGCAAGTACATCCGAAGTCCCCCTTCCGTCAACAAAACGGCGGTGCCGATCCTGTACCCCTGGGCAACCGTCTATTGATGTATGGAAACCTAGGCCCCATTGTCTCCACAGAGACAGGATGTCTTCAGTAAGTATCGTGCCATTTGTTGTCATCCCAAAATGGATCTCTTTGCCATGCTGATAGGCCCTTCGCTTTGCAAACGGGACAAGCTCCCTTATCACACCAAAGCGCAGTAATGGCTCTCCGCCTATGAAGGTTGCTGTAATCTTGGGAGACTCGCCGCTTGCCAGAATAAGCCACACTATGGCATCTTGGGCCGTCTCAAGTGACATATGCTTGGTGCCCCTTTCCTTGAAGCAGTAGTCACAGGCAAGATTGCAGTCTACAGTAAGGTCTAGATCTATAGCAGTGATCGTTACTCCCCCGATCGGCATGGACCCTGGATGGACCGTCTTCCGGCAGGCATGTGGCATGCATGTGGAGCCGGGAGTGCAGTTTCCTGTGGCATAGCTCATCACATATCCTCGCCCAATGGCATTGATCGTTTGTGCACACAAGCCCGGAGATCCAAGCATTCACTGGCAACTCTCCGCAGGTACGCTTTCCGAGATGAACACCACACACTACTGATGGAATGATACTGCTCCCGAGAGACGCTTGAGCAACTGTCCAAGCCGCCACATATATGCTTCCATGAGCAACTCCTACATCGACCATATAGCCGTGGCTGCCTGTGAGAAGAGAACACATTCGGGGCACCGGCACCGCTAGTGCTCTGCGGAGTATGTCTCAGTAGCGCTGTAAATGGGAATGCACGAAACCGCAATATTCGCCCATCCCCTTCTACCAATGCGTGAATATGGTTCCTGGTTCCACAATGTGATATGCGATCTTCCATATCCTCAAAGGGCTCGTCCATGAACTCAGACAATGAATGATCAGCGTAGCAACCGTCCAATGCCGCCAGGAAACCGGTGCCGTCAATACGACCGTCATCGTCTGCCGGATTGAAGTATGGCGACATAAAGTACGGCAGCAACCCTATCCCAGATAGCTTGTTTGACACCAACGCGTTTCTCAGCACGTTCGCAACGCTTTCGGCATCCTCGCCAGACCAATAGTACAAGACAGGAACACGAAGCCCGTAGCTGCATGTTCTTGACAAGGTCCCCCCTTCTCTCCCGTCAAGACCTGTAGCATAACCCAGACGTGATCCCAGGATATATCTCAGTATGACCTTGTGCCTTACCAAGAAATCCATATGATCTGAGCTGGGGCACGAAAACGATGCGTCTATGAATACATTCGTGGTGATTCTGGCGCCATGGGGGTCCCCGTTTACACTGCAAAAAGTCTTTATCCACGCTATGACGCTATCCCACTCAAATGTATCTGGACCAGTATCGAGGAAGATCCGCAGTCTTGATATGTTGGTTGCATCGGAGGCCATACCCTTGATCGCCATGACGCTCTCTGGGCCAGAGAGGCACGAGCGCCGACAGTATAAACTAACGCTTGCGCCATCCCTCCCCTTCCCGCCTGCCTTCCGGTATGGTACAGTAGTATTCTCTGATGCGCTCAGGCCTAGCTTGTGTTTCTCGACATTGCATGGCTGAAGTAATTCCATAGCCTCTAATTCGGTCAGCACTTCAGCATGCTTTGCGAATCGGTCGAGTACTGCTATCTGGCCAGACCGCAACGGAGCCACTGGGAGTCCAAGGGCTCGTTCCAGCTCATCAACTACGTCGTAACGGTCTGTATCCATGGCCATCTATGGTGTGTCGGGTATCGGCTCGGGAAGGTTAGACAGCCCTCCCTTAGGGTCCAGCCATACTCTCACCACATCCTTATAGGAGTGGCCCAACTCAACGTGGCCACCCGATCAACTCAACCAGATGCCGGTTGCGCCAATTCCGCGACACCTTGGACAGGTACACCATGGGGCATTCGATACTGGCGACTCCTGCCTTCCACAGTTGGCATGATATAGCACTATTTAGGAGCCATCGATGGCTCCCACGAGAAACTTCTGCAGTCCCTGAGCCTTCAGCCAATCTAGTACGATCTTAGTGGCTGCTCCGTCATTGCCCAGAGCCCCTAGGGCACGAGCAAGATTGGAGATATCCTGAGGCTTCATAGCCTGCAAGTCATCATCCTTACCTACGGGGAACACTTCCAATAGCCTTCTTCCCCAAAGTTGACGTTCCTCCTCGTCGAGTCCGTCATGGTAGTACTTGGCAAATTGACTCCAACGATGGGTCCCAACTGATCCCGCAACTGAGTCATTCAGGAAGTATTTGCCGGTTATGTGTATGGCCACTCTCCTGCGCCCCGACGTAACCGCCTGTTCTGCCGGGTAGCCATACCCAAGTCTTCGACCAAGATCCGCAAGCTGGTCTACTGTCCAAGTCTTCCACGTGTCGCTATGGCCCGTCCAAGTAGCCAAGAACTCATTCCCATGCTGTTCGCCGAGTTCCCAGAGAACGTCCTGAATCGCTCGTGCTTCCTGATACCCCATGGCCCGAGTACCATAGGTCGTCCTTAACTTATTTCGCCAGCCTGCCAGAGCTGCCGCGGCAGTCGGGGCATTCTTCAAGGACGCCATCGCCCGCCCTAACGAAAGTGCTTTCTGGAAATCTTCCGGTTGAAGCTCACGGTTTATATGCGTCTCTATCCAAACAAACGCCAGACTCGCAGCCTCTTCCTTCGCCCCTAAGGTCGACATTGCCTCTGCAACTGGCCCAACACTGTCGATGGAGAGTTCCCCAACGTCACTGTCAGTGACACAGAATGCAGATCGCAGTTTATTGGCCCACGTGGCTCGCTCGCTTTGGGACAATCCTTCGGTGTAGTACTTCACAAATCGTGTCCAATGCTCGAGTCCGACCGATCTTACTGATGGGTCGTCGGACATGTGGGTGGTCGCTATATGACTGGCCACCCGCCTCCTCCCCTGCGTAACTACGGGCTCAACCGGGAATCCCCACCCCAACATGCCGCCAAGCCCGACCAACTCCTCAAGAGTCCATGACTGCCACGATGTATGGTTGCCAGTCCACGCCGCAATGAATGCATTCCCGTGCTTCTCTCCCAGCCCCCAGAGCGCGCCCTGAATTCGCTTTGCCTCTTCATAGCCCATCTCCTTGCTACCGAAGCGAGATCGCAACTGAGTACGCCAATGCTCCCTGGTGGACAACTTCATGTCCTGGCCAAGGAACGTCACAAACTTCTCCCAGTTGTGCGCATCCACCATGTCCGTCGTGATTTCATCTGCAAGGAATCTGCAACTGATGTAGTCTGCAAGTAGCGTCCGCTGCTCGGAGGCGGCCTTGCCCTGATTGGCCAGTTGCTCAGATAGCACTGCGAGATCAACGGGGCCCATTGATGACCACTCAACAGGGCATTCAGCGGCCCGCGATATGGCCGCCGAAAGAGTCAGGGCCACAAGCCCCGCTACTACGCAGAGCCGCTTAATCATTCCGCCCATCATTCTTCCTTCTCCTACCCATAGAAATGACTGTCGCGCCCAATAGCTTACCGGACCGTATCAGCACGCATCTGAAGGGCCTGCCATACGGCTACCCAGACCCCGTTGACGATGCTCACTCTAATCTCCACCCCGACTTGTGTCAAGCGGATTCCGCCCTGATTCATTCCCAGTTTGCGTGGGCGATTTCCTTTCTCAGTTCGCGGAGGAGGCGGAAGAGTCCGGGGAGTCGGTCCATGAAGAGGAACTGTCCAATCGCGAAGAGGCCGTATTCATGGGGTCTATAGTTGCCCCGGGCAACTGGACATGGGCGACAGAGATGGTAACCGCACCTGCCGGGGCTGTCAAACGCGGACCGGATGCTCTCGACGGCAAACGTCAGCAGGAAAGGGCGACAGGTGTGGTCGCACCACACAGAGAAAAGAAGGCCCGGTCCGGGGGAGAGACCAGGCCAATTTCCGGCCAGGGAGGGGGAGCCCTAACCGTGGGTTGCAGCCTACCAGAAAAACGTGCTTCTACGCAAGGTCAAGGCTGACAAGAGTAGCTCGTGGCTGTTACCTTTCGGCGGATTAATCGCCTGACCGATGAATGCAGACTTGGCAAATACCGGCGTCGACATCCCGGCCAGTGAGTTGGCAAAGACTTGGCTGGCCGCAGCAGTTGGGCACGAGATGCGGGCAGCGATCTGTGGCAGTTGCGCCGCGTCGTCTGCGCAGTTCCGCCACCGTCCTCACAGCGTCTCCTGGCCCTTTGCCGAAGGCTCTCAATTTCGTCATAGCGTCACCGTCCAGTAGCCGCAGAAGCACGCGCTACCCGGGCTGGAGGCGTGCTCGTCGCACCAGCCGGGCGGGTAGGTGTTGCCGCTACAGTCCTTCATCACCAGGTCGAACGCCCCCGTCAGTTGCCCGCCCACGCACGAGACATGTTCCGTCACGTCCTGCATGTCGGCCAGGCACGAACCGATGAAGCAGCTATCCGGGCAGCCCTCGCACGGGTCCACCAGGACGCTGGGGCCGGTGTAGTACAGCCCCGCTTCGATCCGCACCCCGTCCGGCTTGCTCGCGTCGGTATAGCAGCCGATCCATAGCTTGTAGTAGAACGTCCACGTCTCCGGGTAGTATGGGTGGTCCACGAGCCGCCGCATTTCGTACAACCACTCGGTCCAGCCCGTCCCGTACCACTTCATGCAGAGGTGTTCGTACGTTCCGTCGGCCAGGAACTCGACGTACCACCACGGAGCGTTGTCGTTGTAGTTCTCGATGTTGTCATCGTTCACCGACGGCGTGCCGACCCAATCGCGGCAGGCCTCGCAGCAGTTGCCCGCGATGGCGCAGTCGGTTGCCAACACACCACCGGTCGGACGTGTGAGGATAGCGACGTCGCCGGCCATGATCGGAGCCATTACGTCACCTCGCACGGGCCGGTGCTGAACGCCACCGACCGCGTCTCTACCGATACGGCCACGAGCGCGCCCAGCGAATCGTAGGTCGGCGTGCGGATGAACTGGTAGACCGGATCGCCGCTCACGCCCGACCAGTACAGCCGCATGGGCATGAACTGCACGCCGTAGAATCCCGGCTCCTGGGCGTCGATGGCCCACTCTTCGGTGTCTGCCGTCTCGCCGCTGCCGCCAAGCACCTTGGGGTCGCCGGAGATACCTGCCCGAAGCGGCTCGCCCAGCCGGATCACAGCCCACTTCAGCCCCGTTCCGCTGTCCTTCCATAGGATCACCGCCGAACCGGACGCGCAGCTTGTCAGCACCGGCTGTCCGGCAGCGATGTCGGCGAACTGGTGGCCGGCGTCGGTGACGTTCACCACGGCCGGGCACACGCCCGCTGCGCAGGCCTTGCCGATCTCGCCCTCGGCGATGGGTTCCAGCAGAACGACAAACTTGCCCGCATGGCTGGCTGCGGGCGTCACGCCGACTAACGCCACTTGGTTGGCAAAGCTGTCTGCGGCTTCGGACGGTGTGAAGATAGGCGAGTCGATTCCCAGGACGGTAAAGCGGGCGGCATCCGCGCCACTGGCGTTCTTGACGGGCACGATGCCCGTCTGGCGGAACGCCTGCGTCGGCTTGGAGCCCGTTCCCTGCTGACGCTGTAGATAATCCCTGGCCGCGTCAACGAAGGTGTTGAACGTGGCCGCAGGTATGTCCAACGGCTGGCCGGGGCGTACCTTCTTCAGGTGGTCACCCATGGGTCACGTCCCTATCCCCAGACCCGAGAAGTCACCTTCCTCGTAGACCTTCTCGATGTAGACGGCCACGGGCTTCTTGACGATGGCCTTGGCGGCAGAGTCCTCTGCGTCGGCGTAGCGGACCCACATGTACTCCCAGCCCTTCTTGTCGATTCCGCCGATGTCGCCGACCGTCAGGCCGGTGCGGTTCTCACTGGCCGCGAAGCGGAAGCTGATCTCCCAATCCTCGTCGCCTCGCTTCGATCCGGACGCGCCGAGGAACAGCACCTCGCCTGCGGCAAAGCCCTTGAACGACGCGTTGTTCACTCGGCCGGTGAGCGACCGCAGCGTTGACTTGTAGCCGCCCGTTACCACGCCATCGGCCAGGTAATGTGTCTCGGAGAAGTTGTAGACGGGCACTGTGATGTCCACGCCTTCGACAGAATCGTGCGTAACGCCGACAGCCCCCTTGAAGTCGGGTGCGGTCTTGCCGGCCGGGGCGTACTTGTTGACCGTGCTGATCGACTGCGTGATGTGCTGCGTCCCGCCGCCGGTGTCGAATGAGAAGGCCGAGTCGCCCGTATCCGGCGGCTCGCTGTCTTGCGAGGATCGGGCGTAGCGGACAGTTCCACTCCAGATGCAGGCGTCCGGGTTGTTGGCGTCCATCACGACCGGCTCGATCTGACTGGCCTGACGAGTGAGGTACTGGTAGCTCGAAGGTGCTTCGCCGAGCATGGCGTTCTTGGCGTCCACGTCGCTGGCCGTGCCTCTGACCTGGTAGCTGAACGTGACGGACAGGTTCGCGCCCGTCGTCCATTGCCTGCTGTCGGGGAGCTCTTCTACTGTGATTGCCATAGCTCGCGCCTTATGAGAACGTCAGGCCGCTCGTGTTCGCCTTGTCGAGCAGCTTCTTCGTGTTCTTGGCGGTTTCCTCGGTGGCCTTGGCCGTGCGGTCGGCGGAATCGCCGGATTGCAGGCCGAGAAGCGAGGCAGCATTGAAGGTGCCCGTCACGCCAATCTTTGCCGCTTGCTGCGATAGTTCCATGCCACCCAGTTCGGCCGCCGTCTGAAGGCCCGACAAGTCCGGTGCCTTGATCTCGATTGCACCTTCCAGACCCAGCAACTTGCCCAGTGGTGTACCGCTCATCTTCTCGCGGAACTCCACGTCGTGTGCCTGCCAGTCCTTCGAGAGCTGCTCGCCGAGGGCGGCCACCCGGCCGGAGAGTTCCTTCTCAAGAGGACCGATCTGGCGCGCCGCGATCTTGGGCATCTCCTTGATTGCCGACTCGAAGCCTTCCAGCAGCGGCGTCCATTCGAAGTTCCATCCTTCGCCCTTCACGAAGCCGATGATCGCATCCCACAGGGCCTTCAGGTTGCGGCCGATGTTGACGGCCACGGTCTTCGTGAATCGCCACATCGTGGTGAAGATGTCCCGCCAGTTCTCGGCGAACCACTTCAGCGTCGCGGGGATCACCTCGACGAAGAAGTGCTTCACCTGGGATGCGAACCGCACGATGTTCAGCACGCCGGCCACAGCCGCGTACTCCAGCACCTGCCGCCAGTTCTTCACGGCGAAGACGACTGCCGATATGGCGGTGACTACCGCCCCCTTGAACCAGCCGAACGCCTTGCCCAGCCACTCGATGGCCTTGCCGCCCAAGTCGGTCGTGCCGTGCAGGACAGCACCGAGCGCGACCACCGCACCGATCACCAGCCCCAGAGGCGACAGGATGAAGCCCAGCACGGTAGCCAGGCCGCCGAGAACCGTTCCGGCAAGTGAAATGGCCGTGCCCAGCGCAGCCAGTGCGACGCCGCCGGCCACCACTATCGCCGCTACCTTCGCGATGGACACCACTACCTGCCGGTTGGCCTCTATCCATGACTTGGCCTTGACGCCAATGGACGTAAGGATGCCAGCTAGCTGCTGAAGCGCCGGGGCCAGCGCGGCTCCCACTTGGAAGACGCCCATCTTGACGACCTTCCAGAGGGCGTCCATTGCGTCGGTGAAGTCTTCTGCGGCCTTGGCGTCCTCGCCGGACATCGTCAGCCCAAGCGCCCGGGCCTGCTGCTGAAGTTCCTCGATGCCGGCGGCTCCGCTCGCGAACATCGGCAGCAGGTTCGTGCCCGTCCTGCCGAACAGCGTCATGGCGATGGCCGCGGCCTTCGTGGGATCGGAGATCTGCGAGATCGCGTCGGCCAGCTTCTTGAACTGCTGCTCGGGAGATAGGCCTTCGAGATCCTCGAACGTCAGGCCCAGGTCGGCGAGGGCATCGACGGCCGTGGACATGCCCCGCCCGGCGTCGTAGATGCTCCGCTGCATCCGGCGAAAGCCGGTCTCCAGCGCCTCGATGGACGTTCCGGACTGGCTGGCGGCGTACTTCAGCTCCGAAAGCGACTCGACAGACAGGCCGGTCCGCCTGGCCATCTTGGCAACCTGATCGCCCATGGAGCTGAACGCCTTGGCCGCCCCGAGCATGGGCGCAAGCACGGCCGTGCCGAGACCGGCCATCTTCAGGCCCATGTTGCGGACGCTCGCGCCGAACGCCTTGAGCTTCCTCTCCGCCGCCCTCAGCCCGCGCACAAGCTTGCTGTCGTCGGCGAACAGCTCGACGAACGCACGACCGGCTCGGATTGCGTTAGAGGATGTCACTTGAGCGGCTCCTGCACGCGAGATGCTTCCACGCGACAAATGGGTGTGGTACGCTTGCTTAACGAAGCCCGAGGTCCTGCGCTATGAACTACAGACAAGAGGTCCGCCGCATCTCTTCGAAGTGTCGGGCCAGCCTCGACCTCAGTCGGACCGGCGAAGACTTGGCACATCTGCACTACCCCTGCATCCCTCTCTGCATCATTGACGCCGTCTTCTCCATCAATGCGCGAGCGCAAGCTACGGCAAACGTGATTGAACGGTACCGGCGACACGCGGGGATTGGCAGCAGCCGTGAGCACACGGTTCAGCAGTTCATAGAAACCGTAGATGCAGCTGGTGGTGCGGAGCGGTTTGCCTCGGAGGTATTGCACAACCGCCAGCGAACCAGCCCGAGGGGAGGAATACTCAAGGCAGAAGTTGCTTTGATGTACGGTCATGTTCTAACGGAGTTCCACGTCAACCGTCGCAGAGACATTCCCAAGATCATCGACAGCGACAGATTCTCACGGCGTATCAGGCTTCTCCCTGGGCAAGGCGTGTCCTCGGATTTCTTCCTGATGATGTTGGGCCGCGAGGATCTGGTGAAGCCGGATCGCATGGTTGCCAGGTTTGTGTCAGACTGTCTCGACAGCAAACGCGTCGCTCCCGTCATGGCGGCCCACCTCCTTGCAGAGGCAGCCAGAGATCTGCAACACGACCATCCGCACATGACACCCCGTCTCCTGGACTGGCTTGTGTGGGACTACCAGAGCGATTCTGGCTAGTGGCCGTCGTTCTCCGTATGGCTCTGCATTCGAGCGTCATACCGTCACTCCCCGTCGTCCAGCGGCAGCGCATACCAGCCTTCGGGCAAGTCCATCTTCCCGGCGACTGGTTCGCCGCCGGAGTCCTTCACCCAGACCTTCGCATCCTTGACGGTCTCGCGCAGACGTACCGGCGTGCCGTGCGGGACATAGATCGTCCGCACGCATCCCGCGCAGGTTGGCAGCAACATGATGGGCAGAAGGAACGGTATCAGTCGCCTTAGAAGCTTCATGGTCTGCTCCAGTGCTTACGGACCTTGGCCCGCAGTTTGTCACGCGTATCGCGATCCGGGTCGGCGTCCTCCGCCGTGGGCCGCGATTGCCTGGCAACCCACGGCAGAAGGGCCTGGAAGAAAGCGGTCAGGATGGCGACGAGCCACTTCATCACGCGGCCTTCGAGTCGCTCAGTCCGCCGAAGCGGTCCAGGTCGTTGTGTGTGATCTGGATGCCTTGCTTGATCTCCTCGACGAGCTTCGCCGACGGCTGCTTGCCGTTGTTGGCTTCCGCGTATGCATCGATAACGAATCGCAGAGCTGCGTCGAGCTTGGCCAGTCCGGCGTTGGGGGTGTCGTCGGGAATCTGTTTCTCTGCCAGCTTGATGCCGGTGATGATGCTGCCCTCGTACTTCTTCCACGCTTCCTGGAACGGGTTGAGCTTGCTGGCCAAGAAGATGAAGAATCCGACCACAGCTGCCCACGTCACGGCGAAGCCGAAGCCCGAGTTGAGGAACTTACCGATGGCCTCGATGATTGCGCTGACGTCCATGTCATTGTCCTTTCCGGCCTTGCCCTTGTAGGAAGGCCTGCTTCAGAGTTCCGATGTTCTCGCTGTTCACTTGCACGACCTCGCCTGACTCGCGCCCGTACGGGTCATAGTCCGACGGCTTCAGCGCCCGGCCCTTCTTCGGATCGCGGTGACAGTTGGCCGTCAGTGCCAGCAGGACCGACAGACGGCTCCACTCGTCGCGGCCGTGGCCTTCGGCCATCCACAGCAGTTGCCGCAACGTCAGCGGTCGGGGATCGACGCGGAGGCCTCCGGCAATGAGCCAGACATCGCGCCATCTATCACTTCCTGCACGTCCATCCCGCCGATCTTCTCTTCGATTGCCTTCACGGCCGCGTCGATCATCGCCGCCTGCGTCTCCACGGCGCGGGCCCGGTCGGCCCGGCCGCGGCTCTGGAAAAAACCCACGAGCTCCTCGTAGAAGGCCTTCTGCGCCGCCAGCAGCGTCGCCCCGTCGAAGCCGGCCCGCACGTCCGCGGCTGTGACCTTGTTCGCCTCGAACTGGCCGGCGAGCAGCGCACAAAGCACCTCGCCGAGGAGCATCTCGTCTGTGCCCAGCCGCGTTAGCAATGGAGGGTCTCCCGCCTCCGGCTGGAGCAGGTCCACGCCGAGCGCGTCCTTGACGGCCATGGCCGTGCCCAGGTTAAGACTGATGGTCCAGTTCCGTCCGTCTGCGTCGGCGAATGCCTTCACTATGCACCTCCGACTTCGTGCCATTCGACGAACACGGCCAGCTTCGCCGTCACGTCAGCGACGATGGCCTCTTCCAGAGATTCGTTGCGGGAGAAGTTGGTGATGGCGAAATCGCCCAGCGGACCTTGTGCGCCGCTGACGGACACCTTCTGGTCCAGCACGGCCAGGGCGACCGTGCCGGCCGTGAGGAAGGCGGCCTTGATCGCGTCGAAGACCGCATCGCCCGGCCGCCAGACCATCTGAAACTCGACGGTGCACTCGCGGAGGGTCGGAGCCGTCGCACGCCAGCCGGAGTTGCCCCGCGTGGTGATATCCGCTTCGCCCGCCTCCATGTTGAGCGTCACGTCGCGCACGTTGTCCACCTCGGTCATGCCCGATGGACTTGTCTCGCCGGCCGCTCCCTGGTACAGCCCGGCGTTCATGCCGAGAACGTAGGTTGCCATTGCGTGTCACTCCTTACCTGACACTGCCGGCCCACATGGCGGGCAGCTTGGGTTGCTCCTTCTCAAAGGCCGGTCCCATGTATGGACGCGCCTTCATTCGCACACGTCGCTTCCTACGATGGCCTCGCAGGCCTTCGACGATGGTGGACGTTCCGCCGTGCTCCAGCGCCTGCGGCGCGTCGCCGATCTTCTGGTTCAACCGCTGCGGTCCTATGACCACGCTTCGCCGCTGCCGGTCGTAGCCGAAGAAGATGAACCGCCTCAGCAGGCCCGTGTGGCTGCTTGGGGGCTCGCCGGGGGCGCTGATGCGTTTCCGTTTGCGGATGGAGGATCTTGCGCCGCGCCTGACGAACGCCCCGAAGCGGCTAAAGACCCTCCGCGTCGCACGGTCCACAGCGCCCGTGACCGCCTTGCTGTCGAAGAACATCTGCTTGGTCACGAAGCGGATCATCTGCGGTGCCCCCTCGCCGTGCTGGTAGACGTGGACGTTCCGCCGGGTACTCCGTCGGACGGTAGCGTGATCTCCAGAAAGGCCGCGTTGTCGCCGGTCAGGTCGTAGCCGTGATAGCGAGGCTGCGTAGGAGGCGTCGGGGTGTCCCACGGGTCGATGATGCACAGGTGCAAACCGTTACCCGCCGGCCATTCGCCGGCTGCGACGATGTCCGGCGACTTGATCCATCCCGCCCCTTCCTCGGGGGCGCTCTGCCAGTCGATTCCGATCGGGTGAGCGGCCACAGCGTCCAGGATGTCGGAATAGTTGTCCGCCTCGGTCAGGCCGCCCGAGATGCCTGTGCTGTTGGCCAGGCGGATGGCGGTCGGATCGGCGATGCTGTCATGCAGATACATCCGGGCCGCCAGGGGGGCCTGGTACTCGGTGATGTCGAAGGCCATTAGCGAGCGGTCTATCGCGCAGAAGCAGTCCTCGCGGACGCGGGTGGTGATGCCCGTGCCCTGCCAGGAGCTCTCGGCGGCGGCTTGTATCACGGCCCACTGGCCCGGCGCATCGTCGCGTGTGTAGATGCGCACGGCCATATCGCCGTAGGTCAGGCGGACGGTCTCCGGGTCGAGGTTGATCTCGTCGATCCCAGCCGCTTCGGCGTATGCCTTCGCCTTGGCCAAGCTGAGCTGCACCCGTTTGGCGGCAAGGTCAATCGAGCAATCCTTGCCCAGCCGCAGCTTCCAGGCGTCGAAGAACAGACCGCAACGCAGGCCCTCGATATCGGGGAACTCCAGGCCGTCGGCGACGACGCTCACGTTCCTACTGAAGTCCACGTCGAATGCCAGGCCGTCCGGGCAGGACGCGGGCGTGAGGACTGGCCCGAAGTGTGTAGCTGTGACGACATCGCGCTTGGTCGCCAGCGCCAGTGCAGCTGCGTCGGTTGCGCTTGGCCGCAGGGATATCCAATCGTCGGCCAGGCGGACAACGTAGGCTTCGCCGTCCCGCTTGACGCTCAGCAGGCTATCGACGCGCCGCCAGCGGCCTTCGTAGCGGGCGAACTTTGGTCCGGCGTACAGCCGTGCGCGGCTGCCGATGGTCTCGGTTGTGGCGTTCAGGACGGCCAATTGTCATCCTCCGTCACGAGCACGGTTTCGTCGGGAAGCACCACGGACACCGACTGCTGCCCAGCCGGCGCCAGCAGGCGCTTGGCCAGGCCGAGAGCGGTCTCACGCTGAATATGCGGCTGGCCCGGAACGTCGAGCAGGCCGATCACGAAACCATCCTCGCTGCCGTTGGCGTGAACGTAGCGCGTGGGCGTGACGCTGACACACAAGCGCAAGGCGGTTACGGCATGACAGACGGCCTCATCGGCTATCGCTCGCCTGCTAGGGGCGACGCCAAGCTCTATACGCGCGAGATGTGTCGGGCAATTCCTCACGATGCCACCGCTCCGAACGGCGTCCATGTGACGGTCGAGTCGCTCGCACCGACCGGCTTGGCGTAGAGCTTGGTGCAGCCGGCGCAGTCGATCTGGTGATTGCCCTCGGCCTTGTAGCCGCAGCCGACGTTCGACGGATCGCCGGCCTCGACCTTGGCGACCAGGTAGGTTTCCTCGGAGACGCCAACGTGGAGGTACTGCACGTCTTCCGGCAGGTCGATTGCCGTCCATTGGCCTGCCGTCGCTGTCACCGCCGCAGGTGCGGCGATAGCCCGGAAGCCGCACGCCAGACGAACCATCAGAGCGCCGGTCTCGTCGTCTACCTGCACGTCAGCGGAGTTGAGCCACTTCTTTGCCATGTCGTTCGGCTCCTAGGTCAGAAGTCTGTAGGTGAGAGTCAGCACCGATGTGAACAACCGCTTCTCTGCCAGATGGTCGGGCGCGTAGACGGGCTCATTGGCGGTCCTCACCCAGCACGCCTGAGGCGCTGCCGACAACGGCCGGCGCTGGAGGAACCCGGCGATCTCCTCGACCAAGCCGACCAATTCGGCTACTTCGGTATCCAGGTCCGTGCCCAGCTTCTTCTGTACGCCCACGTCGATCTGCACGTCATGCTGGCTCATCGTGCGGGAAGAACCTGTGATCTCCACGGCACGCGGAACGACAGTCACGCGCAGGTCTTGAAGGTCGGACAACTCGAAGTCCGGCAGCACACTGCGTTGCGGTGTGAAGCTCTGGCTGAGGTCTCCGGTGCCAGCCGCAAGCTCAGCCGTAACCGCGTCCGCTATGTCGATGATGGTTGACACTTGCTTATGCTCCGAACACCAGGTTCCAGACTGCCCCGACGGCCAGAGTGACGGTCGAGCCAGCGATGATCCAGAGCAGCCGCGACCGGGTCATCTCGGCCGCTTCCAGGCGATCAAGTCGAAGCTGAATGCCCGGTCTGCCGTTGCCGCGAATCGCCTCGTCCATCCGGTCGAGTTTGGCGTGGATCGAGGCGAACTCGTCCCTACAGATGCTCTCATACTGTGCTTCGCAGCCGTTCATTCCGTGCCCACTTCCTTCGTATGAATCCGCATTGTCGTCCGGTACGGATCGCTCCATCGCCAGTGCCCCTGGCCCGCCAGGTTCATCACCTCGTAGACCACGCCGTCGGCGACGATCTGGTCGCCCGCCTCCGGTTCGTCGAACGTCGGTGAAAACGCCTCGGCCAGGATCAGGAAGTCCGTCACCTGCGCACCGACCCGAAGGCCGTAGTCGTCCTCGACCTCGTACTCCGTGCGGCCGAACGTGGCGCTGACCTGAAGTTCAGTCGCGTCCCGGCGATAGGTGACCTGGCTGGAGCAGTGCGCCGTGCGCTGCTGCTCCAGCCATTGGCTTCCTTGCCTCAACAGGTCACCCACGCTCGTGAGACTCCTTTACTGGCTCAGGCGAACGCGAACGGTCGTGTCGTCATCGCCTGCAGCGGCGACGGTCTTGCCGATCAGCTTGTTGCCGGTGGCGGTGGTCGTCGCTTGCTGGTTCGCTTCGTCCCAGTACACGTTCGCGCCCGCGCCGATGGCTTCACCCGTGCCGGTCGCCTTGGGCAGATCGAACACACCCGTGACCGCCAGCGCCCCCAGCTTGTCCGCCGGGATGGGCACCTTGGCCACGCCGATGAGTTCTCCCTGAACCACGACATCGCCCGCCGCGACGTCGGTCGCCGGGGTGTAATCGATGGTGTTTCCGTCATGCACAAAAGTCGCCATGTGTCAGTTCCTTTCCGTTATGGGCTTACGCCGCGCCCTTGCTCTTGACCATGCCGCGGAAGTCCACGACGTTCGCTTCCACGTCGAAGACGACCTCGTACTCCACGCGAAGGATCGAACCGTTACCAACCTGCGTGATCGTCGGCGTGCGCTGGCCGTTGAGGTAGTCCACCTCGACGGTGTCGCAGACGGCCGTATCGCAGATCAGAGACCAGGCGCTCTCGCTGGCCCCGGCGTAGGTGGTGTTCGACAGGCGCGGCTCGACGATGATCGTGAACACGCCCTGGAACGGGTTGTACGTCGGGTTATTCTTGTCGGCGGCCGTAGCCGCACCGACGTGCTGGAGGCTGGCGGAATTGATCAACTGCCGGGCGATGAACTCCAGTTCCGGCGGCACCAGCAGGTATCGCGGCTGGAGGCCGATGGCGTTGCCCTGCGAGTCGGTCTGCTTGCGGAAGGTCTCTAACGCCTTACGCAGCCCCTCGGCTGACAGAACGGTCGTCGCGCCAGTGAGGTAGTTCTTGTTACCGCTGGCAAACAGGCTGGTCGTGCCGTCGGAGAGCTTGTTGGCCAGCAGCTTGGTGTAGACCAGGTCGTCAATCTTCCGCCGACAGATCGCCCCGAACGCCGCGGGAAGCCGTGTCAGCGCGCCGAGATCGTCGTTGATGATGTCCGACCGGCCAATGGCGAACGCCAGGGCTTGGGTCTTGAGCTTCACGACGGCCGACTCGTCCGAGGCGGTCAGGTGCTTCGGTTCCCCGTCGGGACCGATCTCCTGGAGACCGCCGGAGAGATTCAGCCGCGCACGGGTTTGGGTCTTGAAGTCGGGCAGATCGCCCTGGCCGCACCAACTCAGCGCCGTGGACGGGAAGTCCGTGTAGCTCTTGAGGAGCGCCTTGTTGGCCACGTTGCTCAACAGCACCGGGAACGACGTGGTGGACAGAGCTGCGCGAACGATTGCCGCACTGTCCAGATCGGCTTCCAGCCCATCGATCCGCAGGCACATCGCCGCGGCCTGCACGAGGCCCATGCGGCGGTATCGTTGCGCGCCGTCGAGATAGTCGCGCCCGTATTCGGCCTCGACGAATTTGGTGTCATCCGTGGCGCGAAGGCACAGACCGGCCTCGATGGCACGGACCGGCGAGTGTTCGCCCGTCACCGTGACCGCCGGGGCCTTGGGACGCTCGGCGCGCAGGACTTCCAATTCGGCCTTCGTCACGTCCCATCCCTCCTTGATCGCCGTGGCGGCGAGGTCCGCGTGATCTCCACAGACCTTTCGCACGGCGGCGATACGTTCCTGTTCGGCAGCCGCTTCGGCGCGGATGTCGCCCGCCGGATCGATTCCGGCGGTTGCGGACGGACCGGTCTCCTTACCGGTCCCATCCGCTGCCTGCGCGTCGGCGGCCTCGATGTTCTGTTGTTGCTGTTTGACTTCCGTGTCCTTCATCGTGTCATTCTCCCTGGCCGAAGCGGCCACGTTTGCCGAGGTATTGCCGTCGGCTGCAAGGTCTACAAAGCTGATCTCACCCAGCGTCGAGCGCCGGACGACATAGACAGGTCCGGCGAACTCCCGGCCGTTGACGGCGGCCATCTGGCCATCCTTAACGAACTCGAACTGATCTACTGTCGCGCCGATGCTCGCCTGCCACGGGAATCCGTTATGGGCGTCGGCGACGACCTCCTGGGCCGTCCGGCCCGTACAGGAAACGATCCCCTCGGCCGTGAGTGTTCCACCGTCCACGCGGATCGCGTCGGTGTGGCCCACGCGTTTGTCGGTGTCGTGGCCGACGCGGATGGGCCGGACCTGCGAGGGAATGCTCATCCCGGCCAGGTCCACCACGACCGGGAACTTCCACTCGGCCAGGCGCATCGGTCCGCCGGTGTAGGCGATCATGCTGAATCGAGGCAGTTTCGCCTTGGCATCGTCGTCCGAACGGTCGGCGACGCCGCCTGCTTCGATCCGCATGGACGCCGTGAGCGTGAGCTGCTCAGGCGGCTTGTTGGGATTGTTCTTCATCGTCGTCTTCCTCGATTGGTTCTTCCTGTTCGGGTTTCGACCGCGCCTGCGAGGCGGGAAGTCCCAGTTCCTTGATCAGGGCGACTTCGCGCGCCCGTTGGCGCAGCTCGGTCTCCCAGTCCTTTCCTTGACGGGCATACTCTGCCGCCAGCGTGGTGGTATTGCTGGTCAGGCGGGTCGCCTGGGCGTTGGCTTCCTTGGCCGGATCGACGTGTTCGTGCCCGTCCCAGAACCACTGGTGCGGCGAGTCGACCGCGTCGCCCGCCCCGAACACGCGAACAGCCTCCGACAGCCACGCGCCGAGGATGCGGTCCAGAACGCGGGATTCCAGATCGGCCTGCTCGACGGAGATGCTCTTGTAGTAGGTCTGGTGGTCCAACCGACCGGAGGCGTAGTTGTAGTCGCTGGAGTTGCAGGCAGCGATGTTGTACGGCATGTTCAGACAGCGTGCGATCTCGTTGAGAATCTCCCGTTTGAACATGTCATAGGTGGTCGCGGGCTGCTCGGCCTTGATCTGCGACGGCTCCCAACCCTCCGGCGTGAAGACGGCCATGTTCGAGACGAACTCCATTTCCGTCATGGGCTCGACCTCGGCCGACTCACCCCCGGCGGGCGTGTTAGTCTTCATCAGAATGGCGATATTGGCCGCGCTTTCCGCCGCCTTGATCACCGCCAACGTGTAACGCCGCAGTTGGGCGAACAGCGGAAGCGCCGGCAGAATATCCGGCAGGCCGCGCGATTGGCCCGGCCGGTCGGCGCGGAACCAGTGAATCATGCTCGTCGCCGGGATGCGGTCGTACCGCGTACCCACCGACGCGCCGCTCGAGCCGGGATGCTCGCCCAGCACGTGGTACTCTTTCGGGTTGCCGAACTCGTCGAAAACGATCCCGTCCACCTTCCCGGCCGAATCGGCTATGATCGGCGAGAGGTCAGGCGTGGTGACCTGATCGGCCTCGATCAGGCGGATGTCGAGCTTGACCGGACCGTCGAGTTCGGCGTTGTTGAACAGCAGCGCGAACGCCTCCCCGTCGGCGGCGCGGGCCTGTCGCATGGTGCGGAGCTTGCCGGGCAGATCGACAGCCTTCGCCCAGGCGGCGAACTCGGCTTCGATCTCGCGATTGGTCTGATCGCTGTCGGTCAGCATCTGGAGACGCGGCCCGGTGCCGATCACGTCGTTGGCCAGTGTGAGCACGATCCCGCGAGCATAGGCGTTGTTGGCCACCTCGTAGCGGGCGCGGCTGCGGAGGGTGCGGCGCACGTCCGGTGAACCGGCGGCGTCAGCCGAGAGATGATCGGCATTGGCCCAGTGTTTGCGGTTATCCGGCGTGGTCCGCGCCGCGTCGAATCGGCCGCGCACGAGCATCATCTGCCCGACGGTCTGCACCTTCTTGCGTTTTATCCAGGGCCACAATCCCATGTGTTACACCGCTCCCGGGGGTACAATCTTGGCGCGAGTGAACGCCTTGGCCGGATTCTTCCCCGCGTCTTTACTCGCGAGGTACTTGTCGGCCTCGATCTGGTCTTTCAGCGAATGCTGATCGACACTGCCCGAATCGCCGCTGGCGCGCTTGGGCCCCTCGGCGTTCTGCTTGATGGTTTCCTTCAAATCTTCAGCCATAGCGCCGCCTTTCCTTCACTACCTACCGCCGAGGAGCGCTATGTGTCCGGGCGTGGGCCACGCGGGGGATGAGGGTTCCAGATATGGAAAGAATGTCAGTTGTCCGAGCCGACGGCCCGCTCGGACGTGGTCATGCGCCGGCCGCAGTGGCGGCAGCGACGGTAGCGGATGATCATCCGGTTCACCTTCCGGGTGTGGTCCACGACGAAGTGGCGACAGCCGCAATCGCGGCATTCCAGACCCACGGCCCGCTCGGTAGACGGCCAGGCTTTGCGTTCGCTCAACTGCTCGTCCATCAATCTCTCCTCCGCAGATCAGCCTGCGTGTAGCGCTTCCGAGAGCGGGCGGCGGTCTCGCCGGGGGCCTTGACGCCGCACATCGAAGCCGCGGCGGCGCAGCCGACCAGGCAGTCGAACCAGTGGTTGTCCGGGCGCGTCGGACGCGGGGACCATTCGTGGACGACCCGGCCCAGGGCGGCGGTTTCGACCCAGGTTTCCGAATGGGCAACGTGCTCTGCGAACAGTTCGTGCTCGCGGCCGTCGGTGCCGAAGATGCTGATGCCGCCCCGGTCCCCGGGGGCGGTGAGCAGGCCCGAATGCACGAACGTTTTCCAGTAGTTCACATCCGTCAGCACGTGGGGGAACTCGCCGGTCTTGCGGACGTTGGGAATGTACCAGTAGTGGCCGTGCACCTCGCCGGGATGGCGGGTGTAGGTCGCCAGCGGCTTGCGGGACGCCCGGATGCCCATGCCCTTGGCGAGCATCATGGCGTTGCCGCCGGCCTTTCGTTTCACGTCGGCGACGATGCCCGGCTTATAGCCCATGTCCACCAGCACCCGGTCGATCTTCATCAACCCGTCGCCGCGCTTCCATTCGCGCGACAGGTAGGTCGTGACCAGTCTTTCCATCCCGGCGTGGATCGCACCGTCCACGCCCGCGCCGGGGAAAGACCGGCCCAGCGTGCCCGTGGCAGTCTTGAGTGTGAAAATGTGCCGCCTCTGCTGCGGGAACGTGCCGTAGTCGATGATGTAGCCGGTGAAGTTCTCCTCCCAGGCGCAGACGCAATAGAACAGCAAACGGTCATGCACGTCGATGAACATGGTCAGCTTCGTGCAGGACGCGGGCACCTCGCCGCGCTTGCGCCCGTTGATCTTTTCACAGACCTGATCAACGGTGAGAACCTGATCGTTGATCTGTTCCAGGACCGGCTCGTTTTGATACTCGCTGGCGAAGGCCTCGGGACCAACCTTGAGCTTCAGGTTCACCGCGTGTTGGATCGCCGAGGCTTCGGTCCTGCTGTCGTAGCGGGCGGGCCAGGCGACGGCCGCGCCGGCATCCATCGCTTCCCGGTTGTCGCGGTAGAACTTTGTCGCGGCGGCGTGGCCTTGCGAGCGGCGGATGTTGGCGTACTCGTCCCAGAGCTTTTCGGCGATTTGTCCGACCGGAAAGGCGTAGACCAACTTGGTGCATTCGCTATCCCATTCGGGGTTCTTCTCGCGGTCGAGCACCTGATCGGCCAGGTCGCCGTCGTAGATTTTCGTGCAGGTCAACACCGCCGAAATGGTCTCGCCCGGACCGGCCATGCCGAGCACATCTCCGTTGAGCAGTTCCGCGCGGCGTTTGGTCTGCGTCGGAGACGCCGCCGACTGGCGCGTCTGGGGATCGTCCAGGAGAACCAGAGACGGACGGATGACCGAGCCGTCGGCGCGGGTGTGCTGTTGGCCGCGCATGTTCGCGTCGAGACTGGTCGTCGTGATGATGGACCCGCACGACGGGCTGGTCTGGTAACCATTGTCGCGCAGCGCGCGGGGCAGGTGTCCTTCGGAAAAACCCTCGATGGTCGGGAAGACCAGCTTTTCCTGGCCCCAATGGACGTGCGTCAAGCGGCCCTGGATGTGCTGTTGAAGCTGTCGCTTCGAGCTGTTCTCCAGGCACCGTAGCGGATGGACCGCCTCGGGGAAGTCCGCCAGCAGCAGCGGGTTCTCCAGAACGTGTTTCTTGATCGGCAGCAGCAGCTCCTTGGCGCGATCGTCGGCTGCGCCGATCAGGCAGACGAACGGTCGATAGCCGTAGAGTATCGCCCACAACGCCGAGCAGCGCGCCAGCGTGGTCTTGCCCGAGCCGCGCGGCATGGCGAAGGCGAACAGCCCGCCGGCGCGCACGGCATTCTCCATCCGGCCGATCACGCGGAGGTGATCGTCCGACCACGCCCGGTAGAAGGCTGAGGGGAAGTAGGTCTCGCAGAACAGACGGAACGACTCACCGCACGACCTGCGTCGGTCGTAGTCGTCGATCTCGGGGATGGGATGGACGTCCTGGGACGCCTTGGTAGCCGCGCGGTTGCGTTCGGCCTGCCTGCGCCGCGCCTCGGCGTAGTCGGCCTTCGGCGGTCGCGGTTTGTCCAGCTCGTCGGCCAGCCAGCGGGCGTAGCGTACCAGGTGGATGCGCGTGCCGTCTCCGAACTTCAGCGCCCCGGCGTCCATCTGACGGCGCAGGCGCGAGCGGGTCAGCACCACGCCCAGCGACGTGGCGTTGATCACCTGGAGCAGATCGCTCCGCGTCAGACTGGTCGGGTCAATCGCCATCGTGCTCCTTCAGCCGCCGATTCAGCCAGGCGGTGTAATGCACCAGGTTGACGCTGCCATCCGCCGCCGTCGGCGCGCCGGCCGCGATGTGCCGGCGGACCTTCGACTCGGCCAGCCCCAGTAGCCGCGCGAGCTGGACGACGGTCAGCGCCGCCGGGTCGGCCGCCCCCGCGTCGCCAGTCGGGGCGGGGGACGGAGAATTCCTCGAAGAATCTTTGCGATTAGTCATAACTCTTTAGCCCATAGATATCTGTGGCGCGCACTAGTCCGCTGTCCTTCCGCGAACTTGCCTTGGCACGGGCGCGAAACCATGGCCTGATGGGGTCATGGAAAACGGAAAGGACAACGCAATGAAGCATGAACGCGAGAACCACAAGGAAGGCAGCACGATCTACCGGGCGACCGTCACCGACACGATCAACGGTGAACGGGTCGGACGGTTCACCTTCAGCGCTGATCGGCTGGAAGAAGCGCGGCAGCGCGGCTGGCGGATCGCCGGTAGCCGATTCGGCAACGACATCCACGTCCGCATCGAGCGGATTTCCAAGTAACCCCCAACCGAAGGCATGTCCATGAAAACGACACGAATCGAGTTCACCGACGACGACAACGAACGCTTCGTTACCGTCCAGCGCCAGGGCGCATACCTGCTGGCCACCTTGTTCAGCCCGGAGACGCCCAACGGCAGGAACCATTGGATCGGGATCGATGACGCCGACGACATCCGTTCCGCCGCCGACCTGCTGTTCTGCTTTCTTGAAGGACACGACGGCACGAACTCGGATATCCACGAGATGTACCTGCGGCTGCTGCCGCTTTCTGACATCTGACCAGAAGGAGAGACGACTATGAGACACAAACAACCGAAAACCTACGACGCGAGGATTCTCACCGACGCCATCAAGGACAGCCTCAGCCCGAAGGCCGCTGCGGCGATGGGGTGTTTCCTGCTCGACGTGAAACTGCCCATCGGCGACGACGACGTCTGGCGAGAGCTGAACTGGTTTGCGGAAGAGATCATCGACGTATTGGGCGAAGGCGAATTCACCCGCCTCTGCGACGAGATGGGACTGTAGAAAACCGGCCCACCGGGCCCCAACAGAAAGGACAGCACGATGAAGAAGAGCGAAGTCAAGATCGGCGGCACGTATCTGGCGAAGGTCACCGGAAAGGTGGTCCCCGTCCGCATCGACGCGGCCAACGCCCGCGGCGGGTGGGACGCGACCAACACGGTGACGAAGAAAAAGGTGCGGATCAAGAGCGCCCAGCGACTTCGAGGCCAGGCGGCCACACCGGATGAACCTGAGCCGAAGGCCAAGACCCCGACCGCCAGCGCCGAGAAGAAACCGAAACGCCTCAGCGGACTTGACGCCGCCGCGAAGGTCCTCGGCCTGGGCGCTGCGCTGCCGATGCGATGCGGCGACATCGTCAAGATCATGATCGACCGCGGCTACTGGAAGACCAACGGCAAGACGCCGGCGGCGACGATTTACGCGGCAATTACGCGCGAGATCGCCGCCAAGGGCGACGCCAGCCGATTCCGCAAGGTCGAACGCGGCAAGTTCACATTGGCCAAGTAGCGCCCGCCTCACGCCTTCGCCTCCTCCGCCCCGGCTTCCACAGGAGCGGGGGTTCCTTCTTCGGCACTGTCCGCCGCGATCCGCTCAGCCTTCCTTCCCGTGAACTGTTCCCAGCGCTGCACGATCACGTCGCAGTACAACGGGTCAAGTTCCATCAGGTACGCCTTGCGGCCGGTCTGCTCGGCCGCGATCAGCGTGCTGCCCGAGCCGCCGAACAGGTCCAGGACGTTCTCGCCGGTCAATGACGAATACTGCATCGCGCGGACGGCCAACTCGACGGGCTTCTCGGTCAGGTGAATCATCGATTGCGGGTTGATCTTCTTGACGGACCAGACATCGGAGACGTTCGCCGGACCGTGGAAGACGTGAGCCGCTCCCTCCCGCCAGCCGTAGAAGCACCACTCGTGGTTGCCCATGAAATCCTTGCGCGTCAGGACCGGATGCTCCTTGACCCAGATGATCATCTGGCTGAAGTACAATTCGCAGTCCTTCAGCGCGTTGGGGTAATTCCAGATATTCGAATAGCCTCCCCAGATGTAATAGGCCCGTCCCGGCAGCAGCGTCCGTTGGATGTTGCCGAACCATGCGCGAAGCAGACGCGCGAACTGCTCGTCCGAGATGAAGTCGTTGGCCAGCGGCCGATCCTTGGGCCGCATCTTGTCGGTGGTCGCGTGGGCCTCGCCTCGGAGCTTGGCGTCCATGCCCTGCTGGCCGGTGTATTGTTTCGCGGCCCTGGCAGTAGCCACGGCATTGTTGCTGCGCGGGGCCAGGGAGACATTGTACGGAGGATCGGTATTGACCAGATGCACCGGCTGCCCGTCGATGAGGCGGTCGACATCTTCGCCTTTACCGCTGTCGCCGCAGAGCAGTCGATGATCGCCGAGGATGTACAGGTCGCCCGGGCGCGTGATCGCCTCGTCCGGTGGCGCGGGCACGTCGTCCGGATCGCATTGGCCGTCCTGAACGCCACCGTCGAGCATCTTGGCCAACGCGTCGGGGTCGAAGCCCAGCAGATCGAGGTTGTAGTCCGCAGCTTGGAGGTCCTTCAACTCGATGGGCAGCAGTTCGTAGTCCCACTCGGCCAGCGTATTCGTCTGGTTATCGGCGATGCGATACGCCTTGATCTGTTCCGGCGTCAGGTCTCTGGCGACGTGGACCGGCACCTTGGCCAAGGCCAGTTTCTTCGCCGCCTTCCATCGCGTGTGGCCGACGATGATCACGTTGTGCTCGTCGACCACGATAGGCTGGCGGAATCCGAACTCGCGCAGGGACGCCGCCACGGCGTCCACGGCCTGGTCGTTGATACGGGGGTTGGCCTCGTAGGGCCGAATGTCGTCGATGTTCATCAGCTTGACATCCATGTCATCATCTCCTGATCTGGGGTGTTCGCTATCGGCAACAAACAAAAACATGGCGCGCGACTGTTCCCGTCGCAGTCACCCGCCAAAATGGCGGTGAAGGAACCGTGCCGCGCGCTTCCTTCACCTTACTTCCTTCACCCCCCGTCTCACGTACACGCGAGGGGGTAAATACACGTGCGCGAGGGCGTAGGGGTGAAGTAGGGAAGTAAGTACGTAAGTTGTTGTTCTTACTACACATCTTTCTTCACCCTTCCTTCACCTTCCTTCACCATACTTCACCCCCAAACGTCCGTTTCGAGGGGGCTTCCTTGACTTCCTTCACCTTTCTTCACCCCCGGATATCAGGCGGTAGACGATCCCGGTCCGTCCGGTCGTCTGGACCTGGGCGGCCGTCACATCGCCGCGCTGTACCAGGGTTTCGATCAAGTCCCGAAAGTCCCTGGCCTTGGTCTTCATCCGCTTAAGCAGCACTTGGTGGGACAGCTGCCCGCCCGGCGCGTTTCGCAGTTTCTCCATCACCTTGAGGCACTCGGCGTGAAAGGGATTGTCCGCCACGTGGGCCTGGGCCATGAACAGCATGCGACGCGTCTGGTGCATGACGAACCGCGACGCCCAGCGGGCGGAGGCGACCTCGATGCACGGCGAGCGGTGGTTGGCGCTGACGGCGTGCAGCAGCGCCAGCTTGCGGACCTGTTCGCTGACCCGACCCCAGACGGTCGTGCCCACCGGATCGCTGCGGGCCTCGGCCCGGGCGTATTCGGTCTCGGCCTCCTCGCGGGTTTCGACCAGAACACCCAGCGCCTCGGCGGTCTGTTCGATCACGGCCGGGACCGGATGCCAGTCGGTGAGGTTGCCGGTGCCAGGCCGGTAGTCGGCCCACCATTTCGCCGTTGCCAGAACGCGGGGCGGCAGCTCGACGATCCTCGGCTCCTGGCCCTTGCATCGCCTGCCGGCTTCGAGAATCACCATGCGGGCGAAGAACCCATTGGTCAGCATCCGCTCGGACAGCGCCTGGTAGTAGTGGTTCGGGATCGCCGTGCCGAAGATGACCAGGTTGGGCTGGTCGATGACGCCCGGGGACTGCTTGCCCGCCTTGCGGCGCATGGGAAAGACGCTGTTGGCCGACGAGTACATCGTCAGCAACGTGCTCATTGCGTTCTCGTGACGGGCGTCCTTGGCCTTGTTGATCGACTGGAGCATCCCGTCGATCTCATCGGTCTGAAAGAGCATGCACGGATTGATGAACAGCGCATCCTGCACGCCCTCGCCGGAGGCGAACTTATCACCCAGACAATCCGACAAACCGACCTCGTGGACGATGCGGGTATTGACCTTGCGGGGCCAGTCCTTGCCAGCCGCCGAGTGCGCCAACCCCAGCAGGTAGATGTTCGTGCGGTTGTCGCCGCCGTCGCGGACCTTGCGCCCGGCGAGGAAAGCCTGTAACGCCAGCGCGCCGCAGAACGCGATCACCGGGTTGGGATACGGGGCGGTCGCCAGACTGTAATCCATGACCTCCCCGACGAACCCGGGCACGCGGAGCAGTTCGTCCGGCATGGGTCCGGGGTCCTCGATCATGGGCGTTTCGGCGTCGCCGGGCGGGCCGAAGATCTGCTCGTAGTGGTTCTCCACCAGCGCCACCGAGACCGCGTCCGGTTCGTACCGCGCGATGCTGGCGGCGATTCTATCGACCTCGCCTTCGCCCAGCGGCGGGTCGCACCGTCTCCGGTTCGCCTGCCGGAGGGCCGCGGCGATCTCGCCGGCGGACATGCCCATGCGGCGCATCCCGCCGCCCAGTCGCGCCAAGGTCGCGTTCCGTTGACCGGTCGGAATCTTGCCCGATCCGTCGCCGGATGTCGCGCCCTGCGCCAACGTGGCGCGACCTGACGCGGATTCGGCGATCCGGTCGAGCCGCTCGACGAGCCAGTCCGGCGGTTCGGGAAGCTGCTCGGGCGGAACGTCCAGTTCCAGCGTCGGCTGCCACCGGTAGGCCCGCCCGTCTTCGCGGATCGAGGGGGGCACGACGATGTAGCCGCCGTCGGTGCGGGTATCGACTTTCGGGGCGAGCTTGCCCTCGGTGCAGCGCCACGCCTTGCCCGGCGGCCGACAGAATAGGTGATGTTGGCCGCCCCGGGGTGTGATCGACATGGGCGCTACCGCCAGGTCGAGTTGCTTTTCCGGCTCGTCGCTTAGCCACGGGTTTGGCTCGCCGTCCACCACGTCAGCGTCCACAGCCAGCATGCCCTGTGTGGGCATCCCGATGTTGGCGCGAGGATGCCGTCGCCACCAGGCCTCGATCTTTGTCGGATCGGTCGTGGCGTCCAGGAACCCGCGGGTCGTCAGCGGCACCTTGCCGCCCGGCGCGCAGGGAAAGACCGCGTAGCCCAGTTCGGCATACGCCAGCGCCGCATCCAGCAGGATGTTCTGCTTGTCGCCCATCAGAAGGGAATCTCATCCTCCGTGTAGACGTATTCAGGTTCGTCCGCAGCCAAGTCACCGCCCGTGACGGGCGTGGGCTTCTCGCCAAGGGTGTGTGCGACGATGCGGTCGTATTTCTCGCCGGTCACGCTGCGGACGGTGATCGAGCGTGCGGGCGCGAGGCTTCCGGCCTCGGCCAGCTCGACGGCCTGCTCGGCCGTGCCGGGCACCGGATCATCGCTGCGCTTTCGCCACCACGCCTCGGCTTTGGCGCTGGCGTAGCCGGTGTGCTCGAAGCAGACCCATTCGGAGAAGTACTGCTGCCAGCCCACCTGATACTCCACGCGCATGCTGCGCGGATGATCCGGCTCGGCGTCGCGCTTGACGTGAACGCTGTAATACGTGTCACGAACGTCGTATTCGGTATCGGTAGCCTGGCCGGAGAGAATCCCGTCCGAGGACGCCGTGGCGTCGTGCCTCGTGCGTCGCGGCGGTGGAAACTCATAGCCGCATTCGGGACAGACGGCGTAGGCGGCGTGGATGAGGGCCTGACATTCGGGACACTCCTTGGCGGGGGCTTCTCCGTTGCCCTTTTCCGGTTCGGTGATGCGGATCGCGTCGACCGGGCCGTGACGCAGGACATTGCCGCCGAAGTCCAGGACCAGACAGTCGGCCTTGCCCTCGCAGAGGCGAAATCCACGACCGACCATCTGGTAGTAGAGTCCCGGCGACATCGTCGGGCGCAGCATTGCCACACAGTCGGTGTTCGGCGCATCGAAGCCGGTGGTCAGCACGTTGACGTTGCAGAGGTATTTCAGAGGCTTGGTCTCGCCGAACAACTCGCGCCCGCCCTGATGTTTGAACCGTGCGATCAATGCGTCGCGCTGGGCCGCCGGGGTCTCGCCGGTGACGAATCCACACTCGACGCCGTGCTCGCGCCGAAGAATCTCCACGACATGCCGACCGTGGGCGATTCCGGCCGCGAAGATCAGGACGGAGCGACGGTCCTGTGTCTGATCAACGATCTCGGCGCAAGCGCTGCGCACCAGCGAGTCCTGATCCATCAGGTCCTCGACCTCGGAAGCGATGAACTCGCCGCCTCGGATGTGCAGGTCCGACGTGTCGGCCTTGGCTGCGCCCGCCTTGGTCCGCAGCGGACAGAGGTAGCCGTCGCGGATCAGTTCCTTCACGCCAACGTCGTAACAGACGTGATTCAGGAAATGGTCGTCCCGGCAGATCATCCCGGACGTCATGCGAAACGGTGTGGCCGTCAGGCCGATCACGTGCAGGCGCGGGTTGACGACCTTCGCTTCGGCCAAAAAGGTCCGGTACATCCCGTCGCCCTCGGGCGGGATCATGTGGGCCTCGTCGATGATGACCAGGTCGAAGGCTTGGAGATCGACCGCTCGGCGGTATACGCTCTGAATCCCGGCCACGATGACCGGATGCTCGGTGTCGCGGCGTTTCAGGCCCGCCGAATAGAGGCCGACGTGCAGTTGCGGGACCATACGGTCCAGCGTGCCGGCCGTCTGGGCCAGCAATTCCTTCACGTGCGCGAGTACCAGGACGCGGCCGTCCCAACGCGAAACGGCGTCATCGCAGAGCGTCGCCATCACCGGCGTCTTTCCGCCGCCGGTGGGGATCACGACCACGGGGTTGTCGTCGCGCTCCCGCAGGTGACCGTAGACGGCGGCCACGGCCTCACATTGATATGGTCGCAGTGTCAGCATGCTTCCTCTGTTGGCGTTGTCGATTGCGGTGCCATTCGTGAACGAGCTCCCGGTCGCGGATGGGCTGACACGAGGCGACCAGAGCCTTGGCGAACCGCAGCGTCAGGTCCATCTCGGCTGCGAAGGTCTTGGCGTAATACACGCGGAACGACCACAGCCGGAACTTGCCCTCGATGGAGGGCCAGTCCTCAGTTGTTGCGGTATTCGCCTCCGCACAGGGGGCATCGTGTAAGCGGCAGTTGTTCAAGTCGCGCATGCAATCGGCCTCCGTCCGTTCGCTGCTTCCTTCGCGTGATCAGAAGGTCGATCTGGCTGTCGTCGGCGTAGACGCCCGCGTGTTCGAGCGCGTCGAGCACGGGCTTTTGAATGTTGTCCAGATCGCGCCTGCGCCGATCCGGCGGATAGGCGTCCATGCACAACGCGATGCGCCCGCCCGACGGTGGTTTGCGTGGACCGTTGCCGCTACTGGCCGCCAACAGGGCGCAGACGGCCTTGCGGTACGCACGCCCCTGGCGGCTCAGCAGCATCCGGCCGTTGACCATGCGCCACGTGCGGTTGACCGACGGCGGGTACGGCAGGCAAAGATCAAGCATGTGCCGGTTCCGCCGATGATTCGATGCGACGGCCGTGGGCGATGCGGCGGACGTCCTGATCGAGCTTGATGTCCAGGGCGTCGGCGATCTCCAACACGGCTCGGGCCAAGATGCGCGAGACGTGCCTGCGCGACGCGCGCGAGCCCCCACAGACGCGGCGCGGCGTCCAGGTCATCTCGCAGGCGTCGGCGACGGTGCGGATATTGTTCTCCGAACAGGCAAATCCCAGTTCCCCGCCCGCCTGCCGGGCGACCGCCGCATAGCTCGGCCGCTCGGCGCGGATTTGCTCGCTGTGGGCCTTGATATAGTCTGCCAGAGCGAACAGCTGCCTGTGCGTCATCTGGTTACGCATGCGTCGGCCTCCTCAGGTCCGCGCCCAGGGCGGGGTGTCGGTTGTCGCCTGCTGCGGCTGGCCGGAGGCGGCTTCCTTCTTCTCGAAGCCTTTGATCTCGTTGGTCAGTTCGCCGTTGTCGTTGCGCTTCTTCACGCGGACGTTGATTTGAAGCGGCAGGTTATGCAGTTCGACACTGTCCTTGGGCTGCATCACGCCGACCGCCCGGCAGATGGCCGACAACTCGGCCCGTGCGATCTGCACCGTCGTGGCGTTGGGGTTATCGAGGTTCAGCCGCGCCCAGAGGATGCGGCCCTTGCAGGGGCCTTCGAGTACCTGGAACGAAAGCTCCAGGTAGTTGCCGACGCCGCTCTTGGTGGCCTTCATCTCCGAGGCGATAATGGCGGCCAGGTATTTGCCCGCCGGGATCGGCTCAAATGCGACGGCCGGGTCCACTTCGTTTGCGTTGAATCCCTGTAGGTTAGCCATTGGGTTTGTCTCCTTGGTTCGTGGTTGCGGTGACGAATCGCGCGTAGGCGCTGTAATCCAGGGGAAGTTCATCCGGCAGATTTAGCCGGTTCTTGGCAACGTGAGCCGGGCGCTCGGTGGTGTAGATGACGCGTTCGCCGTCGCCGACGGCGCGGGTCTTCTTGCGGTTGAAGCCCTCGTCGCTCTGACGGGTGTAGACCTTGTAGGTGGCGAACAACACCTCGTCGCACCACTCGGTCACCACGGCCGAGGCGTGTTTGTGCAGGCGCGGGGCGTAGCGGTCGTAGGCCTCGTTGGCCGGATCGTCGAACTTGGCGATCATGCTGTGCGCCACCAGCAGCACCGTCATGCCCCGCTCGCGACGCAACGCGTCCAGTCCGGCCAGGACGTCGCGCCAGTGGTTCAGCGCGAAGACGTAGCCCTTCTGGTAGCCGATGTCCTCGATGCTCTCGACCATCTTCCGCCGGCAGACCTCGGCCCAGATCATCCGTTCCAGCCAGTCCAGCGTGTCGATCACCACGGTGCGGTAATCGTGCTTCTCGCGGTAGAGCGTCGACAGCGCCTTGATCACGTCATCGAAGCCGGAGGCCAACGGGAACTTGTCGCAGTCGATCTGTCCCAGGCCATCTTCGGTCTGGATGAAGATGGGTTTGTCGCTGTCGGCGGCGAACCGGCTCTTGCCGATCCCCGGCGTACCGTACAGCATCATTCGCCGGGGCGCGGTCGTCTTGCCGCGCTGAATCTGGTCCATGAGTGTCATGTGCGTCCTTTCCGGTTTGGGGTTAGAGGTAATCGAGGGTTCGCAAGTCCTCGTATCCGGTCGGCCAGTGGTTTGCGGCGATGCAGCGGGCCAGATGCTCCATCGCCTGCTCGTTTTCCTTCTGCGCTGCGGCCAGCACGTCCTGGGCGACGGCCCAGACGCCGGTGCGATGGGGCTCGCGCTTCTCGACGCCGATGATGAAGACCGGAACCAGCACGCCGGTGGCCTGAAAGATCAGGGCGCGATAGAACGCCATCTGATGCAGATAGCCGAAGCCGCGGGATTCACCCTCGAACCACGTGAGGTGATCGCAGGTTTTCAGGTCCACCAGCCCGCGCGAGGGATTCACCCAATCCAGCCGCCCCTGGCAGTCCATGCCCATGTACGACGTGCGAACGACGCCTTCGGCACGCCCGTCGGTCAACAGATCGACGGCAAGCTTGTGCGTGTACACCGACTCGTTGAGCTTCTCGATCAGCGCGGAGTCATCGTTGGTGATGACCGGCTTGCCCTGGGCCTCGGCCCATTGCTCGAATGCCTTGGTGTAGCGACCGAAGGGCTGGCCGGTCTTGGGGTTGACCGGACCTCCGACGGCGTATTGCTGGCCGAAGCGATCACGCCCTTCCAGAATCAGCGAGTGCGCCGCCCGTCCCAGCAGAAACGCTGGGCGGTCCTGTTCGGCGACCAAGCCGAGTTTCTTCTTGTGGTACAGGTACGGATCGCGCCGAAAGTCGGCCAACTCGTGGCTGGTCAAATGGTCATCGGCGCGTTGGCGATAGGTTTCGTCGGGTTCCTCTACGAGAAATGAGAGGTCTTTCAGTACGGTCATGGATCGGCGGTCCTTTCCGTTGTCACCAGGACAAAAGCGGTCCAGGATCGATGCGTATTTCATGTG